GTATCATCTTTCACTAAGTTAGGTGGATGATACAGACCCCTGGCAATAGGGGTCGATAGCTTTAAAGTTACTATCAAACCTACTTCCTCGGTCGAGGAGGCAGAGGAGGAGGCTTAGGGCCCCGCTTAGCGGGTTGCACTTGCGTCTTCCTCCGCGCACGTTTCTTTTTCGTCTTCATCTTTTGCACAGACATGGGCGGGTTCGCGGGAACCTGTGTGGTCGGAACTTGCGAAGGGCCAGATACCAAAATAGGTCTCATGGCCTTAGAGAGTTTCTGACCAACCGCCCCAGCAGACTGTGTCCAAGGAACTGGAATCGCTGAGAGTGCTTGGCTGACATCATTAACGACATCGCAAAGCCACTCCCCAAAAGGGTTAGAATTAAAATCAACTCCAACCGGCAGATCCTTGGCACAGCGACTAAGAATCTCTAATGCTAAAGGGTCATATGAAGTAGAGGGTTTAGCTAGGGTAAGAATATTCAACTGACTTGTGGTAGGGAAAGTTTCTATAAAGAACTTTAAATTCAGCTGGAGAGTAGTCTGTTGGCTTAAACCTGAAAACCATGCAGCACCACAATGAATTGGGTACTGATGAGTAGCTTGAGTGCCGAAAACATCTGCCACTGGAGTGGGCGCCGTAGGCGCCGGAAACCATACCGGCGTAGTATTATTTACGCCTAAAGTGTCAGAGAACTGAGTGTATAACGGAACATTATAATCCACGTCATAAGGCGGGTTTTCATTAGTTAGGAAACTCCCAACTACATAACAACCTGCCGACGCCTGCCAAGTCTGCGCTCCTGGATATAACATCCATTGAGCAGTATTAGAGGCAGGTAAAGGATACTGTGTACCGTTAAAGAACCCATGCAAAACGCCCGAGGCGTCAGTATAAAGATAAAATGAGGGATCATGCATATTAGCATTTACGCGAAACACCGTGCACGCACCTTGCATATACAAGGGGGCAGTTGTATTCGCAACCTCAAAACCAACACCAACACACCGATGGACTCCTTGTGAATAGGAAGGATCTAAGCCTAATACACCAAGCAAAACACAACCAGTGGAACCACCGGGGACGAACGCGGCTCCGGGCGTTAAAGCCCAGACGGTTACTCCCCCGACAGTACCTACCGTGGTATTACCTACTAATAGGTTGTTTTGGCGTACAGCTGTATTTTGATAGTTCCCATTCACATCAAAAGTCTGATTTAGCATAAATACCAAATCCGTGTAAGGACCCAGAGATCCTGGTGCAGGAAGTGACCAACTACGCGTCTGTGTTATTTCACGCACTACACTAGAACCACTAATACCATCCGGCCAACCGGAGGCAATAGGAATAGGTGTATCATGAAAAGGATCAAGCGCTTGCCTTAAAAAGGCCACTCCCGCAGCAGTAATTTTGCCTTCTGAGATGAGATTATTTAACGTGACCATGGCCTTAGACCAATAACTGTTAGGACGTGCTACTGAAAGCATGCTGTTTGACAATTTGTTTGGCCTAGCCCGCGTATCTATTGCCATCACCGCGGGGAGTTTCTCTAGTCTCCACTATCCCATCCACCTCCTCTATTAAGATGGGCCATATTCTACATTTAACGGTAATCAAACCAAAGCTTACCCCATAGGGGTATCTGCTTCAATAGGATAGGTGGCTGCCCGTTAAACTCTAAAGCATCGTTCAAGTCCGACAAATCAGAACGAGTAATATTGTAACGGTCAAACAAAAACTTGTCAAGATCGTCACTAACTCGCACCTCTTTGTCCACGAATGGCTTATGTTCTTCAATGAACACACTCTTAGCTATACCATCCAAAATGACCTCACCCTTAAAAAAGCTCTTTAATTTATATAAAAAGGGCCCTAAAATGGGATAATCATACGGTACATAGCCAAAAGAACAAGCCAATGCCTTGGCGGCCATTGCCCAGGCCATTGGACCATCGGCATGCTTAAAAATCTTCCCCGGATCGTTCAACATTTTACCTAATTTCAAAACTTGGCTCGGCAACGGCAACCAACAAAAATTACCGTCATCGGTTCTAAAAAAAGAACCTTTCAAGAACGTCAAACCAAGATATGAATCACTAGAATTATATTTAGCATAAAAGCCTAAAGACAGTTGATAGGCAGGCAACTCTTTGAACGACTCTAACCATAAATGTTTTGAATCCGTTAAGAACAGAAGAGTAGAGAGGAAATTGGTTAAGGTGTTTCCTATGGTGGTATCGGGACCACCAGTTGATCGCTGGATAGGAGTTTTGATAACGTCCCGGATTTCTAAAGGCTTATATTCAAAATAGTAGGGTTTAATAACAGAGTCGATTAAAAAATCAATCGACCCCAAATCCAATCCCAAATCTAATAAAACTAAATATTGAGCCATCAAGGCATGCACTCCTTGAGTCCGATCAAAACTAGAAAAATCGATTTCACCGTAAATTTTACGCCCACCTAAATTGGCCATAAAAAACGTATCGTCTCCAGCAAAAATAAAAAACACACAATCAGGGAAATCTAACAAATCATGCGAATTGGTAAACCAATCACCTAATTCACTAGCAGTTTTCCCAGAACCCATTTCAAAATGACAGGTAACGCCGTT